AGACATAGCCGCCATAAACTCAAATGATTCTCCGACTAACGCTCCCTGTGCGGCGAAGTTTGTCATAGTTTCAACTAATTCACCTTCAACCGCTACGGAACGGTTAGCAATTGTGTTAAGAGTGTCAAGAGCAAAAGCGGCATTTTCAGTCAATACCTTTTCCTTTTGTAATTGGTCTAATCTTTGGAATTGACTGGCGTTTAAGTCGCCATATAGTACACCAGTCTGCTGTTGTAATTTGATAATACCCTTCATGGCTTCTTCCGAAGTCAAGTCAGATATGTTAGATAAGATTTCAGCCTGTTCAACCAACAGTGGGATGTTTTCCTCACCTACGATAGCACCGACCTGTGCGGCTCTTGAACCTGCGGCTAATGCTTCTGTACCTACTTTAGCATATTTTATGCCGACATCTTTTAGTCTTTCAGCCAACTGTTCTGCATCATCACCGGAATAAAACTTTTCAAACTCAACCATCGCTTTATCCATTTCTATTGAGACTTGTTTTAACTCTCCAACATACACACCTATTGCTCTTGTTACATCTTCGATAGGCTTTAACATAGCCTCGAAAGAGTCAAGGCTAACTGCCCTCATAACATTCATAGTTGTTCTATGGTCTTGAATTAACTTACGAGCGTTAAAGCCAGCAACTACATTGAAGAATACTTGGGATGCGCCAACTCTTGTCATGTTATCACTCTCCCGTATTACCTACAGGTATGCTCCGTTGCTTTAATAATTCGATAGCGTCGCTATCGGTTACTTCTGCACCTGGCGTAAAAGCCCTACCTTGTTTGACCCGTTCCATCATGGCTTTACCGTCTTTATCGGTTTTGCCCGAGGCTTCTCTAACTTGGTCTTGCATTTCGTTTAGTACGGCAAGGTCATATTCTAACAGGTACATTCCTCCCTCCACACAATACTTCATCAACAAATCGCTTGGTACGGCTCCTTTGTAAGATGAACATAATGCGGGGGCTACCTTGCCTAAGAGTCCAAAGGGATTGCACCCTCCGCCTCATCAATTCCTCTAACGAAACTAAATATCGCCATTAATTCCTCTTTGTCAAGCATGTTGACATCGAAACCATTTGGAAGGCATGGGGGAACCATATCTCTCATTTGTGAATTAATATCTCCGCCAACATCTTCGAGAGCATCTAAAAACTGCTCTTGCTGTTCGTCAGTCCATTCACTTTGGTCCATGCCGAAGTGCTTAAACTTACGGAATGTTTTTGCTAACAAAGTTTCAAACCTGAGTCTTTCCATGCCCGAGGCTTGGCGTACCCAAATCTTCTTTTCTCCAATTTCAAACTCTTTTTTTAGTATCGGCATTCTTTTCACTCTTCTTTACTTTACTTTTCTTTGCTGGCTTTTCTGCCTTAGTTGTCTTTTTCTCAACAACTACTTTTTCTTCAACAACCGGCTTTTCTTCTGCCGGTGTTTCATAGAGTTCCATGTTAACCTTCTTACGAAGGACTACGGACTTTACCTTGCCCATTATTTTTCCTATTGTTTTCTGCATATTAATCACTGGTCCTCAAACATTATGTAACAAATTACTTTGTTACCATTTACACTTCTAACGAAGTTTAAGTCGTATAGGGAATCACCAGTCGCCAAACTGCTTCTAAGAGATGCCTGTACCAAGGTATGAATATCTGCCATAGTACCTTCAACTGCAACAACAGTCATCTTTGAAGGGTCTGTTATATTACCTGCGGGCATCTAAAATCACGCCTCGGAGTATTTCACACCTGTCGCTAAGTTAGTTGAAGGCGCAGTTTGTGTCAAAACTACTCTTGACATATTGTTGTAATTATCAACAAGAGCCACGAAGTTTAGGCTAAGTGTTTGAGTGTCACGACCTGAAACATTTGCTGTTGGTGCTTCCCATCGAACCTTGCGTATGTCTATGCTAAGGCTTTGTGTGCCGTTAGTCAAGTCAAGGCTAATTGCTGGTAGGAATGATGCGGCGGTACTACCGTCGTACATCTTACCACCGGAGGTTAGGAGCATATCGTAACCCGGTACATTTGTTGCGCTTGTTGTTGAAGCGTCTGAAAACTCAACGGTTCCTGTGATTTCACGCATCTGTGGTTGTGGCTGTCTTAGGTATGTTCTGTCACCAATAGAGCAAGCCGCATCAGTATCAAGGTTCATGTTGAAATCCATACTGATAGACTTAATCTTAGTTGATGTAACTTCTGCCCCACCTGTTTCGGAAAAGTTAACTGTGCCGTCTGCGAAGTGGAATCCATCAACTGCCGCACCACCAAAGACAGGGGTTGTTACAAGAGTACTAACTCCCGATTCGCTCTTACCTGTAAAGTCAACGCTCGCTGTGACATATTCGCCATGTGATGCACTGATTGACATACGGTTAATACACATACCTGTGTATGTGTGTTCTTTCTCTTCACGACCTACTTCAAGAGTGAATGAAGGTAGGACATTAAGCCTGTGTTCAGTCCATGTGTGAACGAAACCGCTAATTGTGTAACCTGCTCCGCTTGGTGGGGTATTGGCTACATCGTCACCATAGATACCAAAGAAGCATAGACCTAAAAGGTCATCCGGTTGTGCTACAAAGTTAATTCCACCCTCGGAGTATTCTTTACCGTTAACGGACTTCTTTGCGCCGTAGCGGCTTATGTCTGCTCTTGTCATTAAGTCAAATCTATATTGTATGCTTTCATCGTCGATTTCTCCGTACATTTTCCCGCCAGCAGTTAACACAGATGCGGTCCCATATACTCGAGGGTTGCCGTCAACAGTTGTTTGCTCGGGGGTCATGGCGAAATATCTATATGCGAAATTAGAGGTCATTTTACCTTCACCTGTATGTCCCTACTAACGGGTTGTTATTTGAAGGTTCTTACCGGTGTAGCATATTTAATTGACGCATATATGTGATTTCCATTTTGTGAACGCAGATAACTTCGTCATCATCCATCTTAGTATCGAATGTAATTGAGTAGTCTGTTAGGCTATCAGTCGTGCCTTTTAGTCCGGTGTTAGTATAGATTTCATCGAAAGCATCACCAGCAATTTCCATTCCTTGACGGTATGCGTTCCTATAATCAGTGCCTCGAGTAGTTATGAATAGAATTAATGTGAAAAATTGTTTAATTCTTGTGCCGCCAAGTGTCTCAAAGTTAGGTGAGTCTAACTTTTGTAGGATTACATGTATGCTTGGTGGAGGAATCCTTGAAATCTGTTGTGATGATATGTCATAACCATATAGAATAGATGAATTGTCAACAACATTTTTGATAAAGAACCTTTTGCTATTCTGTAACAAATCAACTATTGATAGGCCCATGCGGATAAGACTATCAGATACAAAGGCAGAAGTCGATAATTCGTCAGGGCTGAAAGCACCCATGTTCGTACAATAGATATTGTTCCATAAAATTGTACCATCATCATTCCCCCACTGTATCTTCTTGGCTGAACCTGCACTTCCTGTCACTTCAAGATAGTTGGTGCTTGCCAAATCATCTTCTATGATTTCACGCATATACAGTTTGGCTTTACCATCACTACTTAGTGTAAGTCTAAGCATAATCGGAACTGGTTCAAATGAGTCTGCTTGTGCCAAATCTAAGTCTCTTGATGTAGCGGTAGTGGCACCCACTAACTTTACTGTTTGCGAGTTACCAGTAGCATGTACTTCGGCCTTGTGAGTACCGTTATCTAATTTCATAAGCACTGTTCCATCTGCCGGTGCTACTGTATATTTGAAGCAAGTAATAATAGTGTATTCATCAGTAGTTGGTGTAACATGGTACAGTTGACCACTACCAGCACTGGCAATCTGCCAAGACTCACCAACAACTGAACCATCACTACCTGTACCTGTTAATGTAAAAGACTCATTATCCTGTCCGTAGTCTGTTAAACTGGCGGGATTACCACCGTTCATTCGACTTGTCCAGTACTCAGTTGTAGTTGCTATTGACACTTCCACCACCCCACGCTTCATTAAATGCGTTAATTATCGCCCCTTCTATTTGAACAGCACTTCTGTCTCTTGCCCTGCTTAACCAATCAATAGATTTGAAACCTGGATGCACCATATTGTTACCAGTCTTGGCGTTAATAAATCCTTCACCAGCACCAAATGTAGTACTGTTATCAATTGTTTTGAATGTAAATGGGTAGTCAAACTTAGGAGTACCATACTCAAGATACTGTGCTAATTTACCACCACGGGAACCTGTAACCCCACCTTCGTCAATAGGGTCAGAACCAAATCGCACTTCTGCTTTTTGATTATGATTTTCTCCTACTTCAACTATAATAGAGTCGGCTACCTTTTGAGCCATAGCCTGTTGCCTAACACTACTGTCTTTTTTAATTTGACTTTGCGTTGGTCCAACTTGATTTTTTAGTACTTCAAAAATAGCATTAGCCATAATTTCAGCAGATGTCCTCTCCATTTCCTTGATAGCCGCCCTTGTCTGACGGTCATCAATTTTGACTGAAAAGCCCATACCAAATCTATTTGTCATTTAATCCCCTCAATCAACAGTACCTAAGTGAGCCAAGCGAGTTAGGCTTGCAGTACCCCTTGCTCTAAGGACATTGGAACGCACAGGGTCGGCCCCTGCTGTATGGAATGCGGATTCATCTTCAAGGTAAATAGCCGCCGCTAAATCACCGCAAATCTCTCGAGTAATTTCAGCAAACTCACCTTCTTGTACAGGGGATGCGGTATCATGACCAAAACTAATTCCGGTACAACCTGTTAGTGTAGCACCGCCCTTACCAGTCCACTTGAATGTATCACCATCTATGTTACCTGTACCAGCAGTTGAAAAATCAGCATTACTAACAAGTGTTATAGTAGTAGCACCTGCTACTACTGCACCGTTAAGTGTATTTGATGCGGTGTAAGAGGATGGAGCGTCACGCCCGTAGTCTCTAAAGGTTTGGTCTATGTCAACACCTGCCCTACGGATAGCACTTGCTATACGAGTAGCGGCTCTATCACGCTGACCGGAATCAAGACCCAATCTTACTGACACATCTGACGCTGTACAATATCCCATTTCACATCAACCCGCCAACATCAATTCCAAGAGAAGCAACCATAGCAAAGAAGGCATATTTCAAATACTTAGCCATTACAGACAATTCAAAAACTGCTTGCTCAAGCAATTTTACCCTTTCATCAAGGGAGTCCACTTTATCTTCAAGATTTGGCATGAAAATCACTTCTTTTTTTCTTCGGTGGCTTCCTCAACAACTTCTTTAATGTCGTCAACTATGCCGCCCAATTCACTTAGGCTAATTTTCCCATCATCAAGGTAATACTTTTGGTATATCTTGTATGCGCCAGTTAATACTATACCGGCCAATCCTACATATAATGCTATTGTTGTTATATCCATCTTCAATCATCTCTATATTCTATTTGTTTTACTGCCGAGGTCGGTATAAAAGTAAAGGGCTTGCTCTCGCCAACCCTATATACAGCGTACCCGTGTGGTGTCTTTTCAATGTTCACATTTGTATAGCACCTTTCAGGTGGCGTATATACTATCTTACCTTTACGCATTTTTCTCACCAGTAATCAAATCTTTTTGTTCATTCTTTTCCACTTTGTCTAAGTCCTTAGACCAAGCGTTAAACCATTCATCTAATAATACACATCTTGTCATAATATCACACTCAAATTGCTACCCACGCTGGCACCCATACACTTTGCCCCGATACAGTAACTATGTTAATCCAACCAAACGGTACTTTACCTACTTCGTCAGGGACTACACTAAATGCTGGAATACCCCCTGCTGGTTGTTCGGGGAATGGTGCGCTAACTGTTACTGCTCCTGTTGCGCCACTAACTGCTATGTTAGCACCAGCAACATTAGATGTAACGCCAGTATTACTAACCGTTACTGCTCCTGTGGCACCGCTTACTCCTAT